TTCTCTATCTGTCAGTGGCGGTGCGACCTTGGCAACGCTGGCGGCGACGACTGCCACTATCATCATCGCAAACGTTGGTTCTCTATCTGTCAGTGGCGGTGCTGTTGTTTCTACTTTGGGTGCCGGAATAGCGAATATCGGTTCTCTATCTGTCAGTGGCGGTGCGACCTTGGCAACGCTGGCGGCGACGACTGCCACTATCATCATCGCAAACGTTGGTTCTCTATCTGTCAGTGGCGGTGCTGTTGTTTCTACTTTGGGTGCCGGAATAGCGAATATCGGTTCTCTATCTGTCAGTGGCGGTGCTGTTGTTTCTACTTTGGGTGCCGGAATAGCGAATATCGGTTCTCTATCTGTCAGTGCGGCGCTTAAGGTGTCTGGTTTAAGCACGTTGACAGGGCTGCATCTGGACGGCGTAATTTCTCTGAGCGCCAGCCAAGCGCTCGGGCTAACTATGACGACCAATACGGCAAGCGTCGGCATCGTTATGTCATGTACTGGCGGTAGGAAATATCTATATGTAAATAACTTTAGCCAGTTATATGTTCAGAATAGCGCGGCCTCTGCAACAATAATGGCGCTGGATGATGCCGGGAATTTGTCAACGCTTGGCACTGTTAATGGTGCCTCGGATGAGAATTTAAAAGAAGATTGGGCAAGCCTTCCGGATGATTTTGTGGACCAGCTTGCCAATATTCGGCGGTGTGGCACATTTTCTCGGATCGATACCGGTGAACGTTCAGTCGGTGTTGGCGCGCAATCGCTCATGGATATCCTGCCGGAAGCCGTATATCACGGCGGCGCGCACTTATCCGTTGCTTACGGGCAAGCTGCCCTTGTGGCGTGCGTGATGCTCTGCCGTCGCGTGCTTGCACTGGAAGCCCAAATTGATGAACTTAAAAAAACTTGATATGGACTATAACATCAGAGGAATCCCAGCCGAAATGGTTGAAGGAGTTTGGCGCTTTGCAGAACCGTTTATAAAACGAGCTTTGGATCATACATTCGGCGAAGTTTCGGCGAACGATCTAAAGGCGATATGTCTAACGCGCGATTCCCAATTGTGGATGATTCAGCACGGTACGCGGATTGTGGGTGCCGGAACTACTTCCATCATTACTTATCCGCAAATGAAGGTTTGCCGGATTGTGACGTTGGCGGGAAGCCAGTTCGATGAATGGCGGGACATGGCTCATACTCAAATCGAGTTATGGGCTGAGGCGCAAGGTTGTGATGGCATGGAAGCCTATGTAAGAAAAGGCTTTGTGCCTAAGCTTATAGAAATAGGGTATAAACACCGGTATTCAGTATTACATAAGTCACTGAAGGAAAGGTAAAATGGCACTGTCTGCCAATGCGGGCTCTCTTATCCCGACTTTTCAGCCTGACGATGTTACGCATCGTCGGCGAATTGCCGCATGGGCAATTGCCACTAATCAGGGGCATATCCAGAATACCGGGATGGTGACATTGGGAACTTCTACGGCAACGACCGTTATCACGGATAGCCGGGTAGGAGGTAGCAGCTTTATCGGGCTTATGCCTGTCACATCGGATGCGAGCGCTGCCGGGGCATATGTTTCATCGCAATCGCAAGGCGCATTTACGATCACGCATCCGAATAATTCCCAGAATGACCGGACATTCCGGTACTGCATTCTGGGTCAGTAAGGAGTAAAGCTATGAGTGGCGGCGGCGGCGGCGGTAACACTACTACCGTACAGAAAGCGGACCCGTGGTCTGGTATTCAGCCTGCCCTTTCCGCTCTGTATGGCAACCTGACTACTGCCTATAACAATGGTCAGCTAAACCCGTATCAAAATACCGGGCAGGTTGCGCCGTGGTCTGGCGCGATGAATCAGGGCTATGCCACGGCTCTGAGCGGCGCGAATCAGGCAAACGCGCTGACTTCGCAGCTTGCGGGAGGCAACTTCTCCAACAACATCGGCGGTCAAACTCTTTCCGGCATCAGCCAAGGCACGTCTCAAGGCGACCAATCACTGGCGGGAATGCTGAACGGCAATATCTCGCAGCTTGCCAATGGCAATTTCTCCGGAAACAGTGCCGCAAATGCGCTGTCCCAAACGGCGAACGGCAATTTTCTTAATGCCAACAATCCGCAGGTCCAAGGTCTATTAGCTGCGGAAGCGCAACCTGTTACCCAGCAATTCACGAATAGCGTGATGCCCGGGATCATGTCGGCCTTCGCAAGCGGTGGGCGGCTGGGTAGCGATGCCAATATGAACTCGCTGCAAATGGCGTCCAATTCTCTGGGGACCACGCTCAACAATCTGGCCCAATCCACGATTGGCCAGAACTACATGAACGAGCGGAACAACCAGCTTTCCGCTGCCAACCAATTGCTTGGCGCTCAATCCAATGCGGGCAATCTGCTGAATACCGCTGCATCCGGTCTTAACTACGGTCAGCAACAAGCCGGTAATTCGCTGGCAAACCTGCAAGGGTCTGCGCTCAGTAACCTGCCTTCCATGTCGTCGGCAGGGATGAACGTTGCCGGAACCCAGCAGAACTATCTACAAAACATCCTGAATTCGCAGATCGCGCAGCAGAACTACAACAACCAAATGCCGCTCATGGGTCTGGAAAACCTGTCGGGGCTGCTGCAAAACGGTATGACGCTGACGGGTTCCACGTCGAGCGGAACCAGCAACATCAACTCCAACCCGTTCGGTTCAGCGCTGGGGGGTGCGGGTATGGGCGCTGCTATTGGGTCTGCTATCCCCGGTATCGGGACGGGTATCGGCGCTGGTATCGGCGGTCTAGGCGGCCTGTTGGCAGGTCTTTTCTAAGGTGATGACATGGACTTTTCATCTCTGGCATCACTCTTCGGGAATGGCAATGGATCGTCGCCATTCCTGAGCAATCTTATGCAGATGTTCCAGCAACAACCGGGGGCTACGTCCGGCCTTATGTCCGGGAACATGGGCGCATCTCTGGGGAATGCCCCTGCCGGGTTGTTTAGCGGGATGAATCCGGGAGCGGCAACTACAAATTACGGTGCTTTTGGCGGCGGCATTAGCGGACAGGCTAACGGCCAGCAAATTCCTACGTTCTCCATGAGCGGGCAGGCTCCGGGCTGGATGCCTAACCAGTCGCAAGGGAATATGCCGGGACTGGCTCAGGCGTTGCAGGGAATGCAGGGTCAGAATCAGCAGAATCAGCAGCAAATCCAGAATATGATGAATATGCAGAGGCAGCAGGCCCTACAATATCAGCAGCAATTGCATCAGCGCATTGCTGCTCTGGGGATGAGAAATGGCTGATTTTGATCTTGCATCTCTGTTGTCGAACCCGATGTTCACCATCGGGGCGGGCCTCCTTGGGGACAAGGGGAACAATGTCGCCCAGAATATCGCGGCGGGGATGCAAAACGCCCAGACGGCCCAGACTAATCCGATCCAGAAGCAAATTCTCGCGATGCAGGCAGAACGTTTGCAGAACGCGATGAATTTCAATCCGGCTGATTATTTGCAGACGACTCCGAATCCGACAGGGACAAACGCATCCCTGCAAGCCGCACAACCGCAACTTCCGGGGCAAATGCCTGCCAGCCTCGGTGGGCCTATCGGCGGTCAAACTGCACTGCCCGGTGCTAATCCGAATCAGATCGCGCTCAACCCGCAACCGGGTACGCCTAACGGGCAACTGGATTTGCCGTCCATGATTTCGGCTGGCATCCATGCTGGTATCCCGGCTGGCGAATTGCAGCAAATCTGGCAGACAATGGACCCGATGACGGCGGCACGCTATCAGATCATGATCGCGGCCAACAAGCCGGAAGTGGTTGCCCCGCAAGCCAAACTTATGACGTATGCCGATGCCGCCAATGGCGGCGGCGGCGCGTCCAATGACAATCCGACGCCGGAAAGCGATCTAGGTCAGCTTATGTCGTTGTTGAATGCACAAGCTGCCGCTGTCAAGTCCGGTAATACCGCTCTGGCGAATCAGTTGCAAATCGCTATCGACAAGCGCGGCGCTTTCGAACAAGGTCTGACGATGGATATTCAACCGGTGGTGGATGCGATTGGTCACTATAACCAAGCGCCTCTTACCGGGAATGCAATGCGCGATCCGCGCGCTCAGAGAATCATGGCGGCTGTCGCCAAGCAATATCCGCAATACAACGCCCAGAACTACGCGGCGGCGCAAGCGGCTTCGGAATCGTTTGCCGGTGGTCCGCTGGGGGATCGTTCGCGCGTGCTTAACGTGGCAATCAACCACTTGGATACGCTGAAAGACGTAGCGGCTGCGCTGGGTAACAAGGATATTAAAGCCTATAACGCGGCGCGTCAGGAAATTCTCATGCAAGGCGGTAGCAATATCCCGACCAACTTTGACACGGTGCATCAGATCGTGGCGAACGAAGTCATCAAAGCCGTCAGCAATTCGGGAACCGGTACGCAAGCGGAACGCGATGAATTGAAGGACAACATCTCAAAAGCCAGTTCGTTTCAACAGTTGGCCGGGTCTATCGATCAGGCTCAAAAGCTGTTGGGCGGGCAACTTAACGGCTTGGCGACGCAGTACAAGGGTGCAACGATGGGCCGCACGGACTTCGCGGATCGTTACCTGACGCCCCGCACGCGGCAAGTGCTAGGTACGGGCGCGAGTGCTGCGCTGCCGTCTACGCCTGCTGCCGCCCCGAAGATTGATCCGAATGCCGCTATTGCGGAATTGAAACGCCGTGGATTGCTCAAGTAATGGACCTCTCTAACGTCCCTGCCGATCAGTTGTTCGCGGCTCTGCCGCCGACGCCTGCCAACTTCGCTGCTCGCTACGGTGATGTGGCTGCACACGCCGGTAATCAGTTGGGAGTCGATCCGAAAATCATTCTCGGGCAGTGGGGACAGGAAACCGGATGGGGCAAGTCCATCATTCCGGGGACCAACAATCTCGGGAATATCAAGGCTCCGAATGGGAATGGTGTAATGGCAACCGACAATATGACGGGAAGCCGTGACGCCTACCAGAAATTCAAATCGCCTCAAGACTTCGCCAATGCTTATGTCCATCTCGTCCAGACGCGCTATCCCAATGCGGTCGGTGCTGGCAGTGATGTGAATGCTTTTACTCGCGGAATGAGCGGATATGCTCAGGATCGCGCATATCCGGTGAAGGTCGCTGCTGCTGCTAAATCCATTCCGGAACGCATCCTGAATGCGATCATCCCCTCCGCACAAGCGCAGGAAGCTCCGAGCGGTCCCGATCTTTCCAAGGCATCGGAAGCGGACTTGCGTGCTGCCGCTGGCCTGCCTGCCACTGGCGATCTGTCGCAAATGTCAGAAGCCGATTTGCGGGCCGCTGCCGGGTTGCCGCCTGCTGCGGCTACTCCTGCTCAACCGCCCGCGCCACCTATGCCGTTGGCTCAACAGCTTGCACGTCAGCTGGGGTTGACTGCACGCGCAGCGGGACATGGATTGGCGGATGCAGCAGGCGTCATTGGCAACCCATTGAATGCAGCGGTGAATACCGTAGGCGGATTCTTCGGACATAATCCGCATCTTCGGGATGTGGATACGCTGCTCAAGAACGCGATTGACCAATATACACCGGCTCCCCAAGGCGACCTTCAGAAAACCGTAGGCGGCGTTGCGGAGCAACTTGCTAACCCGATCAATACAATTGTCCCGGGCGGTTCTGGCATTGCAGGTCGAGCGCTGGCAGGCGCGGCGGCGGGAGCTATGCAACCGGTCCATGCCGGTACGACTGCCGGTCAAATCGCCGCTAATGCAGGCGTAGGGGCACTCACGGGCGGTACGCTTGGCGCGCTCGGGCGCGTTATGGAAGGCGCGCGTGTTACTCCAGCAGCGCAGCAACTTATTGATCAAGGGGTCGAGCTTACGCCAATGCAAGCCATGGGCGGATTCCTCAACAAAGCTGAACAAAAGCTTTCGAAGACTATTCCTGTCGTCGGCGAAAGCATGGAAGATGCACGATATGCCGCTAACTTTAGCGCTAATAAGGCATTCGGTAATCAGGTACTCGCCCCTGTCGGAGAAACGGTAGACAAGAGCGCGGCCAATTCAGTGCGCACACTTGCTGCAAACGTCCATGAGAAGTTGAGCGCCAAATATCAGGAAGTTCTTCCGCAGATCACATTCAAGGTTGATCCGCAGTTGGCTCAGGATATGGCTCCGATCATGCAGGAAGTCCGTAACTTGCCGCCTGACACGCAGAATGAATTCATGAATATCTGGCAACGGAATATCGGTAGTCAGCTTAACCGTGGACAAATGCCCGGTCCTGTCTTCAAGCAAGCGGATAGCGTGATTGGCCGTGAAGCGGCTAACTTTTCCAATAAGCCCGATGCTTTCCAAGCAAAACTTGGCCGTTTGTTGGGGAATACTCAAGACGTACTGCGTGATTCCGTGGAACGCACGAACCCGAATGTGCCGTCGCTGGCTCCGCTGAATCAGGCATGGCGCAATTACGCCGTCCTGAGAGATGCCGCATCGCGAGTGAATAACCCTGACCTGCCGATGATGCCGGGCCAGATTCAAGCCGCTGTAAAAGCTGCCGCTGGCCGGGGCGCGGTGGGTAAGGCTGCGTTTGGGGAAGGTCGCGCGAACATGCAGGATTTCAGCGACAATCTTGTGCGCGTGCTTGGCGAAACCGTGCCGAACTCCGGTACGGCCGGACGTAGCGCGCTCATGAAGCTGCCTTCAACCGTAGCGGCGCTAACTACTCTGGCGATGGCCGGGCATCCGCTGCCTGCCTTGTTGGCAGGCAGCGGAATGGGTTTAGGTGTCGGAGCATATGGTACGCAAATTGGCCGGAAAGCGATGATGAATCTGCTTATCAACCGTCCCGATCTAGTCCGTGCGCTCGGCGGTATTTCTGGATTGCTTGCTCCTCAGCTTGGCGCTGCTTCTGCCAGTGGGCTTGACGCTTTGCTTCAGCCTCCTCCTCCGAAGCAGTAGGAATAAATAACCAGATAATGTATCCGATAATTATCAGACACCACATCCATCCGGGCGTGAAATAACCGATCACGCATCCAGCTAGAACGTCCACGATAAACCTCTAATGACAATGAACAATGATGAAGGAGCAGTGATTATCATGGGTAATGATTACGATCCGTTGGTAATGGGCCAAGTGCTTGCGCGTTTGGATTCTCAGGACAAGATGCTGGCCGACCTCAAAGAAGATGTGGGAACCATCATGGAGTGCGTTCACCGTAAGGCTGGTATGCACAAGGTGCTGATGGGTATCGTTACCGTCGCGGCATTCGTTCTCGGCAACGCTATCCAATGGATCATCTTCCGTGGTCCGGGTGCACATTAAGCTTATGTCTCAATTTCTTGGCAATCAACAAAAAGAGTGTAACCATGAAATTTTTGAGCTTGCTTCTGAAGTATGTCCTTAACGTACTTCGCTGGATCGATTGCGGCGTGAATTGCATCTTTCTCTTGGGTTCCTATAACGAGACGATCAGCAGACGCGCGGCCAAGGCGCGCGCTGCTGGGAGACCGTGGGGGTGCTATCTCTGCAAATTTCTTGAATGGCTGAATCCCGGTCACTGCAAGAATGCGCTGACCGCCAAGCTCGGCGAGGATGCGATCATACCTGACGACGAATAGGAATCAACCAGTCAGCACGGCAACGCAGATACAGAGCGCGATGAATGCGATGAATGCCGCAAGTCCAATAACGGCGTCCTTTCCTTCTTCGGTCATTCGATCCTCCAAATACGGACGCCTTTCTTCTCCATGCGCGCGGTGAAGCGGATGCCATGCTTGCGACCGTAAGTCCACGCCGAAGACTTAGCGGCTTTCTCGCGGCCTGCCGGGACCAAGAAGCTATCGCCTACTTCCATTTCGCCGAACGGCCATACGGCGCGAACCGGGGGAACGGGGATTCCATTTTCAATTTTGATCGACACTGCCATTTTCAGTTACCTCTTCATCAAGTACACCATCGCCCGTCATGGGCTTGAGATTATGTCGCGGCATCAGAATGTCGCGACTGGTCGTCACGCTCATATCGGTTATTCTCACGCCGAGCATCGGCGCACCAGAACGCACGACATAGGCATCTCTCACGAGCCTGTCATGGAATTGGTAATTGCCGACGTGACGAACGACCGTGACGACCTGACCATTCACTGCCGTGTTGATCTTGAAATTGCAAATCCAGCATGGCGTTCCCGGTTTCAGAATCATGGTTTGTTTTTGAAACTCTCGAATTCCTTGACGATTTCCGTCATCAGTTCCACGTATGCGTCCGTCCCTTCCTCCAAATTCTTGCCGTGAGTCATCCGGATAATGTCACTTAGGGCCATGAACGCATACGCGCCCGCGTAATACATGCGGCGCAGGTTTTCCCGCGTGACTGGCGAAACATCCTCTTGAATGGCTCGCTCGGCGGTAAGCGCCCATGCGTCCGCAAAGGTTTTGGCTGCTGACAGGCTCATGATTTTTCCGGGCAAGCGGGAGCGGTCGGCCCCGTGGTTTCACACGCTCGCAATTGGACGACCTGCCCGCCATGCGTGGCATTGGGCTCGTGAACTGGCTGGCCGAAGTCGTCGCCTCCACCGCACGCGGACAGGAGGACGACGATGGATGCTGCAATCAGTGCTTTCATGTCATTTTTCCTGTTGATTGAGAACTTCGCGCTCGACGGCGCGGGCGATCAGGTAGAAGAGATCGTCTGCCGTGACCATCTTTTTGAAGTCGATGGAGTCGATCACTTCCTTGATGCGATCATCCGTCAGCGCCAGAGTGACGGGCTGCTGAGGCGTTGGCTTTGTCGTGTCAATGACCGGAACGTGATGCACTTGGCCGAGTGAATCAATCGCCGTATGTTCGTCATCCATACCGCCTCCTAGAACGGGATATCGTCATCGAACTCATCGTTCTGCTGTTGCCGGGGCTGCGGTCGGCCTTGCTGCCGCTTCTCTTCCGGCGGACTCAGGTAAAGCCACCCGTCGAAAACGATAGGAAGGGCTTCCAGCTTGATGATGGGACCGTTCTTGCCGTCCATGACCACGCCGCATTTGACGTATGCCGTCTTCTCGTTTCCCTGACCGTCCTTATAAGTGCCGGTCTTCGCTTTCAAAACGTACTTAATTGCCACCGCGGGCCTCCTGATATTTTTCCCAAAGCCAGTCGATCATCGCTCCCTGACGAATCATGGTATTCGTCAGCATTTTCTCCATTCTGGATAGAGTTTCGAAGTACGGCGATTGCGTCAACTCTGCAAGCCGGTTTATTAATTCCGAATGGGATGCCCAATGCTCGCGGAACCATTGCTCTTTATCGGCATCCGTTTCAAGTTTATTGATTGACATTTTTCCTCCGTGCCGCACGCGGCGGCTCTACGTCCTTTGCGACATACTCGTTGTAAAACTCTTCTAGGATGGGGAAACTCCGTTTCCACCATTCCGCGTCCCGCTCTACTTTCGTTATCCATTTGCCGTTTTCCGTCCATGACACGAAATACCCGTAAGGCACATCACAAACTTCCAATTGCGTTTGGACTTGATCGTAGTAATGCGGCGGTATTACCGAATGCAATTTGCGAGGACATTTGCACTCTATGGGTATCAGAAGGCCTTCCTCAACAAGGAAGCCATCAGGACTACCCCCAAGCCAGCTAAGGCCACGGTGATTGCAAAAAGCGCCGTCCAGAACAATCCGTCCAAAATCGATTTCCAGACTCTCGATAGCGTCAGTTTCATGCGCGAGTCCACGCCTTGCGTCCCATCCGGGCTCGGAGAAAGGTTCTCGCCCGGTAACGACGCGCCATGCCCATTTACATGAGTGATAGGGATCGGATCGTAGGATGGCTCCCACAACGCTGGCGGTGATTTTCCCGGCTCTGTCGTAGTCGATGAGATGGTCGGACATTGGTTCGCTTCCCATTCCTGCATGAGCAATGCTTCCGCGTTCTTATGACGACGCGAGATATCGTAGTGACGACGACATAGCCCTTGCGCGTGGTGTTTAGCCCCGCATAGCAGACATGCGCGCATACCGTTTCTTCTCCGCGAGATAGATCGCGCGACCGCAGTGTGGGTCTAACTCGTAGGACCGCCACGCGAGATAGGGCACGCCGGGAACAAGGGGATTACGCGAAACCGTCGTCCCCATTACTTCCGTCGCCGGAAGTAGCTTCACTTCTTTCACGTTCTCCCCGAAGTACCGCAGGTTCTTCCGGATTTTCTTGCAAATCTTTGCGTTCATGATTCGTCGCCTCTCTCTTTAACCGGGCTAAATGCCCCCTACAGGCCATCCGATCCGTTTTGGATAGCTCCCCTTCCCAAACCTTACGCAACGCCTCTGGACCGCGTTTTGCGGCTTGCTGTAGCAGGATCAGCGCGCCCGGCTTCGCTTCCGAAATTTCGGCAGTCTTGCGCTTGGCTCCTTGGACTTCTTCAGCAGAGGCAATGGAAGAAGGAGAACCGTACCCGAGAAAGGAAAGTGCACGGCCCAATGCTGACGTTTCGCAGTTCTCAAGCGCGGACGTAGCATTAACCCCTTCCTCAGTCCTGTACTCCTCTGCATGAGCCGAAGCAAGAACCCTAAGCGCCCCGTCATCTCCGATCCATCCGATTTCTACCTGCACGCGCACCACGTCATCGTCGCAATCCAGCAAATGAGTGACGATGGACCAGTCCGGTTTATCTGCACGGAAACGATGCAACCGGGAAGCAACCGTTTCGTATTCGCGCGTTTGACCGCGCTCGTTAGTCAGACTGACTGTTTCCATCGTCATCTCCGGGATTAGGAATGCGGTTCCAAACGAATTCGGCCCGCAAGGGTTCGCGTTGCAATTCCCATTTCCCTACCCAGAGGATGCCGTCATTGTCCAAGCCAACATAGTACGGGCTACCATCCCGGTCCTTGATGACTTGGAATTGAACGATCTTGCTCATATGATTCCATCCGATATCGGATCGACCACTATTCTGCACTCGCACGGCGGATAGGAATTCGTCCGAAACAACAACATATCTGCTAATGAATCAACCTTAACCCATCCTATCTCTTTGTCAAGACAGTAGTAACCCGGATCAGTCGGCATTGTTTCCGTCATGGTGGTTAACCCATTCGCGCAAAGAAATCCCTAGACATTTGCCAGCAAAAAACGACGCGACACACAATGCGATGAGAGGTGCGTTACCAAAGTCGCCGCTTTCGGTAATCCCATAAACTACGATTCCGCCTACGGCGAGAATCGAGAACATCAGCCGCACCAGAATCCATTCGTAATTACTCATGACAGGTCCGTTTCCTTTAGTAAGCCCTTGGCATCCCAGCCGTGGACCACGATCCGGATTCCCGCTTTTCTGACAAAAGCGACTGTTTCGGAATCCGTAATCTTTTTAATTCTGGCGCTCATGTTCGACCGGCTCGTCGTCTGCACTACTACTATCTCGCCATTCCCCAAACACAAAATGTCGGCGAATCCGAATAGGTCTTTCCGGAATCCTCCCTTCCCCAGCTTCATGTAATGTTCCGTGATTTCGCAGTAGTAGCCCCTCGCTCTCATCTCCTTCAAACTCAGTTCCATTGGACTCATACGCATCTACCGCCGCAGCGGCCTCCTCTTTAGTGGCAAAGCTACCTAGCCAGATATTCTGGCCATTATGCCATTTAGAGGCGCACCAGCGGTTAGAGTCGGGCTTGTAGTAGACGCCCTTAACACCTGACTTGCTAATCCGGGTGAGCGGCTTCTCTTCGGGCTTGAAATCAGGATTCGTGCATCGTCCCTCATGGCGCATCCGATCCTGATATTCAACCGTACAGTCCGCACAAAAACTCACCCCACGCCGCGCACTGCGGCGGTTGTATCCGATGCTACGTGTAACGGTTTCCATCTCCTGCCATGCTTCCCATTGCTCCTGACTGTCGAAACAAGGGGGCATCTCATCCTTGTGGTCCATCATGGTTAGCCATCCATTCCTCTAGGGAATTTCTGCAATCCGGACAAAGCATCATCTCGATGTTCCTGAAAAACAGTCTGCCGAATAAGTACCGTTCCTTCCTGAAACACAGATAATCCTATGTCGAAGTTATAGGCATTTCCTCTTTGCAGCGGTCGCAGAAATACGTTGTATTGGAACCCATACCCTACTCCAAATGGTCGAGAAGCAATAGTTCTTGCTTATCCGTTTCCTGCCCCCATCCGTCCAGAAACACGACCTTGATGAAGATTTGTCGGTGACCGTGGACGGTCGCAATTGCCCTTACGAGTCGCCCACGGTAGGTTCCGGTTTTGACGCGCCGCACCGAACCCGGCGGCGCGGTCTTCGTCTTATCGGTCATGTCAGTGCTACACGCCGCACCGGCCGGTTTCTTTTTCGCCATCGATGCTGAAATGCAGCTTGGCAATATGGTGGCTCAGAAGAAGAGCGAGCCCGTAATAGCGTTTGTCCGTCGTCGGGATATTGGGACCGCCGATAAAGCATTGATAATGGCCCCCATCGTATTCCATCCCGAACATACAAATCACACCTTCCGGGCAGTTTTCCTTGATGAAATCCGACACGGCGTCGTGGAATTCTTCGGCATTCATTGCTTCATCTCCGGTGGTTCTTCGCGGTAAAAACACGTGGTGTGGTGAGTGCGTAACCGCGCTTCGTACAGCTTCCCGGCAAGAGAGAGAAGCATGTCGTCGTAAGACCGTAGATCGGTATCGGCCCCGCCGATAATTGACCCGACTGGACCGCCTTTCGAAATTGCGATCATCACGGCGTACTCTTCCGGAAGTGCGTCTTTGATGAAATTGGTGATGGAGCAAATCAATTGAAATGCTTCATCACGATCTTCAGTATCGCTCATGGTATATCCTGATTGTGTGCGCCAATACATCCATTTCACTCATATTCAACTCAGGAAAGCTATTCCCGTTATTGTGAGTTCCGTACTTTCCTACATGGTGCGGGACACACAGCGGAATCGCTATCCAGTTTGAAGCCCTTTGCGCCTTTCCTTGCCCGGTGCGCGGATGGTGGATCACTGTCATTTGCAGAGACGGATCAGGTGGCTCATAGTCGTCATAAAGCAACCTGCACGCGATGCATCCAAGGGATGCCAGCCGACCTAGATACTCGCCTTCCGTCATTACAGTGCGCGCCAAAGCAACACGGCCAGCAGCATGAAACAGAGTGCCGCGCCGACTTCCTTTACGACCGACGCATGCGCGCGCACATAGTGCAGCGCACTCAGCCAGCCGTAGAAGGCTTCCTTGATCGCCGAGCCAACTTTACCGTGGACCGCCGCCGCGTCCTGTTCCAGTTCTTTCAGTGGTTCGCTCATCTCTTATCTCCATAGGTAAGTAGCCCGTTTCGTGGGCTAACCGGTCATACGCCGAAACTAGGGCGGGAACGTATGACACCTTGCCCGCCGTGCCATGCAACTTGTTAGGAGACGTATTCCTTCAGGTCGGCCAGTTGGTCTTTCAGGTCGGCCAGTTCGGGTTCGATTGCTGCCCGGACGGCTTCTTGCAGTGCGACCGTGAGAGCGGGCGGTTCCGGCTTGCCAAGCTGGTTGATAGCCAGCAATTCCAGTTGCGCCGTCATGGTCTGCGCCGCGACTTTGAGCGCTTCCGCCGTCAGACGCGTGACCGCCACGCCGGGCGGGTTCAGCCGCAGTTGCGACAATTTCGCGCGTTGCACGACTTCGGCGACGACTGCCGGGATTTCCCCATCCAGAAGCGCGGCAACGCCGCTCAGGTCTTCCGTTTCGGCGATGGCCGAGCCACCGTAGTAGCGCAGCAGCTTTTCCACCGCTTCCGCGTCCGGTGCTTTCACTTCGATCACGGAATCCAGACGACCGGGGCGCAGCATGGCCGGGTGGATGCCTTCCAGATTGTTCGTCGTCAGGACGACGATAAGCGCACTGTTCTTGCTGTCGATGCCGTCGATGATGTTCAGGATGTCGTCCATTGCCACGGAACGATCGCCGTCCATTACCCGGTCGATGTCTTCGCAGAAGATCACGCAGGCCGGGTCTTGATACTGCCGGGCGAACGCGATGGCGTGAGAAAGTTCGTCGGCGCGGGTGACGTACAGGAATGTCACGCCGTTGTCCACCGCGTACTTGCTCGCCGCGCGGGCCGCAAGCGTCTTGCCGCAACCATACGCGCCGCCGAGAAGGACGCCACGCTTGATCGGAATGCCGTTCGCTTTCAGTTCGCGAACGCGTTGGATCGGCGTGAACAGGTTCGTGTCGATAGAAGCCTGCACGACACGCGAGTACACCAGTTGCGACGGGTCGATATCGTCGGTAACCATGAACTTCGGTTCCGGCATTTGCAGCACGTCGCCATCGTCATCGAGGAAACGCATCCGGATTGCCTTGCCACGGTAGATGCTGCCGGTCTTGAGATACGTGCGCACTTGGGCGAAGAGTTTTTCGACTACATGCTGCGAAACGCGCTTCACTTTTGCCGAAAGCTGGAAGGCGAGTCGCCCTTCTTTCCCGGCCACGCCCGTATGTAGGGTGCCTTCCACGTTCGGCAACGAGAAATTGCCCCACGGGACCATTGCCTTGGTGTGTGGGCCGGTGTCGATTGCGATCATCTTGGGCGGAATATCGCCCCAGAACGATTTTTGCGCTTCTGCGGGAGTCCAGCCGTAGACCGCCGTCAGCACCTTGTCGAAGGCATGCGCGCCGTCCCACGGGAACACGTCGAACGATTCGGAGAGGCTGACCTCTTCTTCTTCGTAGGACATGCGCCGTTCGATCAGGTCGCGCGCTTGGCGCAGCGACACACCTTCCGGGACAATCAGCTTGTCGCCGGTCTTCACGATTTCCGCGTTGATGATCGGCTCTGCCGCTTCATCCAGCGTCTTACCCTTTTGCTTTTCCATTTCGTCTATTTCCCTTTGCACTTGTTTCGCGGTTTCCCGCAAATCGCTGTTTTTGCTATTCAACAGATTCTTCATCTTCTCAGGCTCTTTGTCATACCCAAGCTCCCAGATTCTGTCCTTTAAGTTTTGTACGTCGTCGTTATCAGTAGTCACATAGATTTCCCTTTGCAGTTTTCGCGCGGCTTTCCGAAATTCGAGAGTCGCGCCATTCTTATCAAGATACATGAGATATTCGGGATTTTTGTCGTATCCCATATCCAGCATGTATTTCTTGTAGAACTCAATAAGTTCTTGATTGGTCACATAGCTTCCTCCTCAAAATTCACGCCTCTTTCAGCGCCCCATGAATAGATGTACTCCAACAGATTCCATTTCTGCGCGCCGCTCATCGTTGACGTGCGTTTGTCTAGGACAACGAAGCCTTTGCCATCCGGAGATGGGAGTACCCGTTGGCCGTAGAGCGCAGCAGTGAGAAGCCGTTTCCAGTCGTCTTCCCCTAAGTATTGGCCCGCCCAGACGACCTGTTTCGAGACGGCGCGGATCGCACAATGTAGCCTTGCCGTCAGTTCGTCGGAAGCGCGCGGGCCAGTGATGGTTACTATAGACCCTTCACAAATTGAGTCAAGTAGTTCGTGAAGTTTTTTTCTTGTTGCATCAGAACGGATCACCATCTTGATCGTTTCGTCTGTAACGTTGTTCTCGGTCAATGTTGTATTCATACGTACCAGTACCGAAATTGAAATGTAAGAATGTGTTGCCTTTCTTACCCAAATGTTTGAATCTACACTTCTCTACGTCAATCTCAGTCACATTGTCTTCTCTGCGTCGCACAATGATGCCGTGGTCGCACTTATTGAAGTACGCGGCCGAGCCGTTGATATCGTAGAGCCCGACCGGGCGCAAGTCGCCATCCCTGCCACGCTGCGGCTTCTGCGGATGCGCGACGACGAAGCCGTGTACGTTGTGACGCCTCACCCAATGGCGAAAGTGCATCAGTTCGTAGTTGGTCATTTGGGTTTCGTTCATTCCCGCGATGGGGGAATGATCCAGTTCGTTCCACGGGTCGATTAATAGGCCTACTTTATTGATAGGCCATATCTCATTGATAATTTCATGGGCTACGTCCATGATGTCGCCGAGCGCCGGGAAGACATGGGAGTCGGCATCCAGCGCGAGGATTCGTATGGAGTTTTCGAGATGGGAGAGTACGCGGGCCAGATCAGGCGGTGTCAGCCGGTTGTGGTAGCCGTCGCGAAACGGGCGGCGTAGCGCCTTTTCTACAAGCCCTGCCATATGCAAGGCCGGGGGCTGGTTCTCAGGACTGTAGACGACGAATTTCCAGCCTTGGCGGATCAAATTCAGCATCAGGTTATCCATCCACGTTGACTTACCGTGAGACGGAATGCCAGTGATGATGGTCCAGTAGTGGACCGCGACGGTGTACAGTTCGTCCAAGCTTGCCCATCCTGTTCCGTCCCCGCTTGGTAGCCCTTCGTTGTAGAGCTTTCCTATTTCCTCTGCATATTGTGTAGGCGTAGTGACTTCAATCATCGTTCTTCCCCTTTGTAACGAGCAACCAAGTGTACACCTGCAAATTCTGCATGTGGTAGAATTTAGTCATCGGCGCTTCGCTCCGTCAGTAGCGGTATCCGATACCCCTCACGGTCCCTCGCTCGGTTCCCGTGAGGGGTGCTAAGAGGGGATGCTCTACCTTCCCCAAGGTGTCCACGCAGACGCCCTGAGTGTCCCCCCTTAGCACTCTCAGTCGCCCCTACCCTTTGCGACTATTCCGGCCCTCTTTGCTGAGGGCCGTTTTTTGTCCAAGTTTGTGTTACAGTCTCTGCCATCTCGTGGCGGGGATAAGCCCTTTTAGGGCTGTATCTATCCAGCATCTTCGGATGCCATCTCCGCCACGAGGGATGGGTACAGCGCCTAAGAGGGCTTTTTTATGATTACATTCTTACAAGTTCCTTTCTCAGAAAAGGACGAAGCAAGACGGCTGGGAGCTAAATGGAATCCGGCCCGTAAATTGTGGTACATCGAGAACGTCGAAGACATGAAGCCGTTTCTCAGGTGGATTGACCCGAGCTTGTTGGAATGCTCCGATGGAGCGCAGTTCGTAGTTGTGAAGGTTTAACGCTTGCCGCGCGAAGGGCAAGCGCGTAAGCAAGAAAGCCTAAGCGGGTCTGTTCACCCCTGACCTAGCCGTACAGGTGTCGCGCCTGCGGCGATAAGCGATGATTGAAAAGGTGGGAAGGAATAAACCCCTAGCTCCCCCATCACGGCTACCAACCGTGAGCGTCTGGATAAACGCTACGCGATAGGCTTAAACGCAATTTGCCTAGATTTTGCGGGGAACACTCATGGTTTTCGGTAGGATGATGTGTGCATGCTTATAAGCATGCACACCACACTGTCAATAAAGGATGTTCAAGCCGCCGTTGGCGTGGGCGCAGTAGCGTAGGTGGTGCTTCATTCGTCTTTAAAGGCGGCTTTGCAATAAGGATGATTGCGCGCACTCAAGCGCGCATATTGATACAATATCTGTAAATTCTGCATACCGGGGCTAGACATGTTGCTTACATTACTGTCAGGTTTATTCGGGGGGTTCCTCCGTCTAGCCCCTGAAGTCCTTAAGTTTCTGGATGCCAAAAACGATAGAGCTCATGAACTGGCGATGCAGGACAAAGCCCTTGCGTTCCAGCAACTGACAGGCACGCAGAAAATCGCTGAGATTACGGCGCAAGGGCAAATAGACACGCAGAAAGCGCAATTCGACGCTTACCAGTCCGCGTTTTCATCGCAGTCCGCCATGTCGGTTGCTGGCGGCAAATTCATGAGCGCGATTTCCGCGTTCGTGCGTCCGTCCGTGACGTTTTTCGTGTTCTGCATGTGGGCTGCATGGAAAATCTGCACGTTTTACATGGCCCTGAAAGGCACCGGCATTCAGGGCCTCATGGCTTCGTGGACGGATGACGACACGTCCATGATGACAATGATCATATCTTTTTGGTTTTGCGGTCGCAGTATCGAGAAAGCGCAATGAAAGGTCATAAGAAAGACGGCGTGCCATGCGCCTATAAACATGGCTATGACTATAGTTCTCCCACTTATCGTAGTTGGAAAATGATGCGCGTTCGCTGCAACAACAAGACCGTTCCCGGCGCGCACAACTATGCAGGACGCGGAATTCGTCATTGTGAAGAATGGAACGATTTCAGAAACTTCCTTGCGGATATGGGGGAACGTCCGGATGGTACGTCTCTAGAGCGGCTAGATAATGATGGGCCTTATTGCAAAGAAAATTGCATTTGGCTTTCTATTCCTTTGCAGCAAAAGAACACTCGCCGCACGCGCAGAGTTAAAATTGCTGAGGTAGAAATGACGTTTAGAGACGCCTGTCGATTGTATGGCAGAGATGAAAGTACCATCAGGAAAATTTTGAAACGTTTGCCTCATTTGACCGTCGAAGCTGCGCTATTGCGTGACGATGGGAGGAAAGCTTCATGAAACTCTTCCGTCCCTCTGTAGAACCGCCGCGCGAAGTCCCTGCAAACGACGTTTTTGCTGCTCTCACATCTATCATTTCATTTCAGGAAACAATCATGTCTGCTCTCACCGATCTGCAAGCCCAAGTGGATGCCGCTGTTGCCGCCAACCAAGCGGCTGTTACGCTCATCCAGTCTCTCACTGCCGAACTGGCTGCTGCAAAGGCTGCGTCTTCGGACGATGCGGCGCTTGTCGCCGAGACTCAAAAGCTGGCAACTTCTACCGCTGCCGTGAATGCCGCTGTCTCTGCGAATGCTGCTCCTGCTGCTCCTGTTACTGAAGCTGCACCCTCCTCCACGGAACCCGCATCGGCGGCTCCTAGCGCCTGATTTCAATGCCTACTGGTCTTGATATCTGCAAAGCATCGGAAGGCTGCGCCCGGGCAATCGGGCGTGGCCTTTTTGCCGCGTATTGGGACGATATGGGATCAGTTTGGACAGTCGGCTATGGGACGACTGGTGCCGAAGTCGGCGCGCATACTGTCTGGACGCAAGAGCAATGCGATGCCAAGCTAGTAGAGCGCTGGAACGTGGCGAAAGCGGGCGTGCTGCGTGCTTCGCCCGTGTTGGCTAGCTACCCTGACAAGCTAGATGCCTGTACGGATTTCGCGTATAACCTTGGCATCGGTGCATACCAGACCAGCACGCTTAGGCGTTATGTCAACCAGCAACGGTGGGCGGATGCCGCGAATGAATTCGAGAAATGGAATCATGCAGGCGGTCGCGCCGTCGCAGGACTGACGCGCCGCCGTGCTGCCGAGAAGGCGTTATTCCTCGCGACCCAGCAAGTTGATCAGATCAAGCCCGAAAACGTGGTAGTCAGCAGTTCCTCCAATCTTTTCAGCTTCAATACGTTCATTAAGGCGTTTAACAGCTTCCTCAGCCGTTTCTTTGGACGCTGACGGCACGCGCCAATAGCGCCCCTCCTGCACAAGCCCCAAGTCCCGGAGTGCGCGCTTCGCATCGCGTTGCCGCGAATAGCCTTGCACGAATACATGAGGCCCGCGCGCATGTTCGGCGAACACTGCGCAGGTATGGGAATCGTTCTCGCCAACACTCCACGGGCGGATCAGAAACTTTGCCCGGCGATGCTGCTGATAATATTTCCCCAATTTGTTTTTGGCGCGCATTGCGACCTCCTAGTGAAGCGTTTCGCCGTCCGGCTTCATATTCATTACCTCTTCCCGTTCTTTGTGAAGAAGAATAATCTTGAGGAAAGAATTGTGCATTCCCTCGCTGATTGATTTCAGCAGATCAGCCACGGGGAAATCCAGTCTTTCCATAGCGGCGGCGCACCACACAAGCTGGTTAATCAGATCGGCTGCCATTGTGAACATTCGCTCTTCGCCTAATTCTTCATGGCCCGGAAGAGAGAGAAGCGTTTTCAACATCCCGGCATATTGGTTTAGCAGCCACCGGGATTCTGGCGGTTCCTTTTTCAGGATTTCAGGATTATCTGCAAGCGCATGCAGCTTCTTAATTTGATCTTGAAGGATGGAAGGCGCTTGCGTAACTTCGTCCAGTTCCTTGTCGATTTGCTCGATGGTTCTCATTTCAGTCTTCCCCTTCTGGTAATTGATCCTTCACGTATTGATCGCTCAGGATGATTTGGCCGATTCCGTATTCTCCATTGTTAAATACGAGAAACGGCGGAAAATACGGCAACACCAGCCGCGCCGGAAAGAACGTGCGCTGCCGATCTTGTTCGGCTTGTGCCATGTCGAACACGGCATGGCATTGCGCCGGTGTCATGCCGCGCGTATATTGCGGTTCTCCGACATAGCGCAGGACATAATAGCCGTCCATGCGGTATAGGTCGCCATGTAATACCGCGTTATAGGACGTATCCCATACGTCTGCGCCAGTTTTTACGCATTGATTCATTTCCAATTCTCCAGCATCCAGTCGATCCACGCGAGCCGGTTGAGACGATTGTGCTCGATGGCAAAGCCCATATTTTTAAGTTGCCATCCTTCCAGCGTTCCCGGACCGCCCAATGCAGATAGGATGTCGTACGTTAGGCTAACAACCGCTTCACGTAGTTCTGGATATTGACGAGCGGCTCTGTCAAGCGCATAACAGATATATTTGTCTTGAACGCTTTCGATATATCCGCGCGCAACCAAAAGCGCGGTTCTCCGTTTTCCGCGTAACATGGTAAAATTCCTTAATGCAGATAATGCGGTTCCCCGCCGATTACCGTGATTCGGCTTAAATCGTCGTCGTCAACGATTTCGCCAAGCATCCATGTTTCGCCGCGTGAAATCCCAAGTGACGTTTCTTCTACTTGCTCGATACGAATTCTCCAACCGTAGAACGGCGATTCTTCGATGAGCCCGACGAAGATATCCGGATCAACGCAGTCTTCGCTATCATCAAAACGAACGCGCACGCCAGCTTGCAATTCAGTGTGTTGCATCATCGTCTCCTACAACCCCCGCATAAATTCATCGAACGCAGCTTGATCGATTATTTCGGGCGACAAGCCCGCGATGTGCTTTTCTTCGTCGGATGTCAACACGGATGGCGTGGATGTTGACAATAGGGTAACGGCAGGCTCCCCATGATGGGAGATAGAGGGATTAACCAGCCATGCGCCATCACGTCCGGACCCTATGTGACCGTCATCCCGCTTTACATGGAGAAATCCACTAGTTTCCGTGATGTGCGTAATGGTGCCGGGGGCTGGTTCCTCCTCATATGCGAATGCTGGATGGATTGCTACCCGATCGCCAATTTTGAATTCCATGTTTTTTCCCTCTGCGATAAAATAGGAGCGAAGTATAAAACCTTCGCCCGTGCCGTTTATGCTTGTTTCAGTTCGGCCATCTTTTCGGCGAGCGTCCAGAGCGCGCGATTCAGTTTCAGGTCCGAATCAATGGCGGTCACTTCGCGGGTGCGCACGCGCCGACCGTTTGCGTTATAGCCTGCAAGACCGCCACGAATCACGTTCTCTTGGACCCGGTTAAAGGTCTTCCAGAGCGTGTCGTCCGCGTCTTCCATGCGACGCGGGCGAAGAAGCTGGACGGGTTGAATCGGCGCGGTTTCCCCGTCATACTTGAGAGACAGAGCCGTCTCAGCGAAAAGATGTTGCTCTGGGCGCGAAAGCGTGATGCTTTTCATCTCGCCCTTTACTTCGCGGATCAGGCCGAAGCCGTCGATCACGTCGTAAGCGCCTTGGATCACGTCCGACACGATATCGCCCTTGTGGCGAATGCGAATGTCGGCCATTTTGTTGCCAGTCACAAGGCCGTTACAGCACACGAAGACGAACTCACCCGCCAGCAGTTGATACGACGATGTGCCGTCGTGGCTGTTAATGAGGATGATTTCTTGCGCTTCGCTCGTGTTGATTTGCCCAGCATGGCGCATACGCAGCATGTGCTTTGTATATTCAGCCTTGCCCGGAATCCGCGTGTGAGCTTGTGCGACCATGAAGGGTTCGAAGCCTTCCTTGCGAAGACCACGGATCACCTCGATGGTCGGAATGTACGTATAACGATCCGACCGTGAGGCGTGCGCTTCTTCCGCGAAGACGGAAGGGGCTACGCGCATGATTTGCTCGTCAGAGAGCGGCGCGGTAGAACGATATTGGACGGAATTACCCATCCGGGCTGCAAGTGCGTTCATTTTCTTCCCCAAAAAGAACGTTTCACAAATACCTACCTTCCGGTAGGTCATCCAAGCAAGCATCCACTATTTCCGAATAGTCAACCGTCCGGATATAGACAGAGGACACAACACGGCATCCAGCCGTCTCTGACCAATGCTCAGGCGTCTGCACATATTCCATGTAGCAGTGAGACAACGGTACGATCTGGTGGTGGAGATGTGATTCCATGATTCTTCCCCTTGGCCTGCACTTCTAGGATAGGCCATTCTGCGCGCATCTCAAAGTGGGAAATTGTAACAATCACCCTACTGTTGTGTCATCGTAAGGTAGCGCGCCGACGAAGCATACGATGAACGTCCATATCAGGATGCCCCATAATGACCATGACAGGTGGATGTATTGGAGCATGTCTGCAAGCAATATGCCACCAGAGACGATGGCAATCAGTGCCATAATGCGTTTCATTCCGAATATCTCCACCGAATGATATCGGTATTTTCCTTGCGAAACTCCCAATATCCGTAATAGCCCCATCCATGACTGTTATGGACAATAGTGCCGTCCCTATATTCAACGTCCAGACTAGTATTATAGGTAATGCCTTCTGGCAATTCGCCGATATTTTCTTGCCATGCACTCATGAAAACCTCCACCGGATAATGTCCTGAGCATCATTCAGGATGATCCAATAATCAGGATCATCACATTCCTCCACATTGCGCATAACACGGCCATCTCGATATTCGATGTCGAGACGGGTTTTAGCGGTAATGCCTTTAGGCATTTCTCCGTGATTGGTTTCCCAGAATTCATTCATGGTAAAATACTCCGTAGTGAATCAGATACCCGTGTTCGCCGTGGTGGGGATTTCTTCGGATTCAGGCAAACCAGATACAGGACGCAACCAGCTATCCAGAATGGGGCGCTCATGGTAGTAGCGCTTGACGGGATTGAGGAAAGAGCTATTCCAAGCCAAGGGCGAGCCTACACTTCGGACGCGCCACATAGGCTTGCCTGATGGAGCATCTACGGGAGTCGTTTCTCCTTTCACGGAGACGAACCTTTCGCCGTGAACAGCTACGGCGACGACCTCAACGATGCGCCCAATGTTTTCCGGTGCGGCGTGCGGGCCAGTAATCACGATGATGGCCAGATCACCGGGTTTGACGTTCATGGTTAGCTCTTAGAAGGTTTCGGAAGCGGTGCACCAGATGATCCACGGGCGGCGCGTCCAGCGTCCCGTGGTGTCGCGTTCACGTATCCAATAGACTCTCATGATGTTTCTCCTATTCGAATCCGGCGGTTGAAGTCTTGCAGGTATTCAAGAATGGGGACAGCTTTGTACTTCGCCGCGTTGAGATGAGCAATCACTTTGGGGTTATAGGTTTCGAAAAGAGGCGCATTGTCAGCCAGCCGGACGATGACCCAACTTGCCGTGCGGCCCAGACTGTTGGTGGCTTCCAGTGCCATGATGAACTCCTGATAGACCTATATGATTGCCTACGTCTCACTTTGAGAATAGCAAGAGGAGCGCAGAATACCAAGACCTGTTACAATGATTACAGCAAACTTTCTGCGCGTGGAGATGAGAGCATTCGGCGCGTTCGCCGTGGGGTCTAGGAATGGCGTACAGCCTTACAGACAGGACGATACAGACAGGTAGATATAGGGATAGCAAGACAGTCCAGATAGCCGCCCACAGAGGCGGCTTTATTGTGTGTGTAATCGGATTACAGGGGCAGAGTACGTAATGAGTGAGGGATATTTAGCTTGGTTGAGATAAGCCCCCATTACTCGCGCTTGCGTTACGCTCCTGACCCTATCACCCTCCATTGTTGCTGATTACTGGCCTATTAGCACACATCTCAATCGTTGATAATCTCCATTATGTCAAATTGAGATGTATTACGTGCATGGCCTGCAACAATGATGCACATGAATGCGAATGAGAATGAGAACGATTCTAATTTACAGTCCAATCCAAAAGGGTGGTCAAAACCGCTGTTCCATAGCGCCGGGCGTCCGTGTCCTCATCCTTCCCCCCGTCCAGAAATTTTTTCCAGAGTACAATGGCTAAATTCGCATGATGAGATGTGAGGATGCGTTTTTCCCGGGAAAACACTTCGTTTTTATCCCAAATTGAGGGATTGGCTACTTGGAGTGGATGATGAGCAAGAAGGGATGGGTAGATTGGGAGAAGAAAATCCCAGAGCGGAACCATTGGTTCGAGAAGGCTTTGACAGAGATCGGATGGACGAAGGGCGATTTTGCGTGTCGGACAGGGGTGAGCATCAAGACGGTCTACCGGTGGTGTCATAGCGATTTCCCCCATTGGGTGAGGGAATATCTCAGGCTGGTCAAGGTGGTGCGGAATATGGGAGACGGTTTGGAGTAACATAGGGGGACATGCAAATTTTGCAGGTCGCTATTTTGGATAAGAATTTGTTGCCTACCGGCATGACGTTCGAAGACTTGGCCCGTAGTCTGGGAGTCAGCCTGTCTGCCGTCTATCACTGGAAAGAGCCTCCGGAGTACGTCCATGCCTACCTCAGACAATATCTGGCCTCTCACCCGGAAGCATACGAACCTGTACGGTCAGGTGGTGTGGATTGCGACGAGCCGGAAGGAATACGGGAAGGCACTCAAGTTTCTGGGAGCGGACAAGCTGGATAGGAATATCGGCGGCATATCTCAGGTCTTCGAGAATACGAAGACCAAGGCTCCGGTATATATGATCGGCTGGTTTAATGGAGACGTGGCGACATTGGCGCATGAGTGTTCGCACATGGCTTTCAATATATTGGCCGTGGTCGGGATTCCGGTTACTCACTCTGATAATGAGGCACATGCGTATTTACTGGCCGCGATCATGCGGGATTTTTTGAAGATAGAGAAATGTTCCTGATATATCCGGTTGCGGGGTTATTGAGTATGTTCTTCGCGGTGCTGACGATAATCCTGTCGCCGGTATTGGCGTTATTCGTGAGGAATAACAACCTGCCGAAATACCTGTACTGGTTTCAGACTTTCGACAATGATTTCGTTACAGGTCCAGTTTCGATGGGATGGACGCCGGGATATGTGAGTTCGGTACGGTGGTTGATTCGGAACCCGGCTTACGGGTTCGATATGTTCTTGCTGGGATGCCCGTTCGCTCTGGCTGACTGGAAAGTGGTGAAAGATACGCCGAACTGTTTCTTCGCCTACTCGCGGTGGGGAGCATTCAGCTACAAAGGAACGTGGTTTAAATGGGGCTGGAAGGCGTGGGCCAGACTGCAAGGTCCGGGCGCTTGGGACAAGTTCGACAAAGTACCGGTGGTGTTTCTGCGATGAACCCGAAAGCCGTAAAAAAGCACATTCTGGAAGAGTTGGCGCATGGGAAGCCGGTTCAGGAAATTCTGAACCCTCCTGCCCCTCTGAATGACCCTGATTGGGTCCGGCCGGATTTGCCGGACTGGAATCTTGTCGTCCAGTGGTTGAAGGAGGACGAAGAGTTTCGTGGCGCTTACGAACATGCGATGAAGTACGGGGCTGCGTATCTGGCTGACGAAATGCTCATGTTGAAAGAAAGGTTGTTACAAGACCCGAAGTCCGCGACCGCCTATAAAACGGCGATGGACATGATCAAGTGGGCGACCATGATCCGCGATCCGAAATACTCGGAACGGACCATTCAGGAAATCAAAAACACCACGCCGCAGGATGCGGAAGTGGTGAAGGCGAAAGTAGAACAGTTGCGGGAAGAATTGGGGATGCACCATACCATCGTAGACGTGCAAGCTAAGGTCGTGAAGACTTCTCCCAAGAGACTTGAACACTTGGCAAAGGCGCGGGCCGCGAAAGCCGCGAAAAAGAATGGTTGATATCATTTGGAACGTCGTCTGCGCGGTGATTGTCCTTGGCATATTCGGTGCCGTCATCGCCGTGTTCCTTGCCTGCATCTTTGGTGATTAAATGCTTCTCACGCCCGCTCAGGAATTGGCGAAACTGGAAGAACTAAAACGGCTGACGCGCGATTACAGCCTGTTCTTCTACAAGCCCTATGGCAAGCAAAAGGAATTCCACGCTGCTGGCGCGGAGTTTCGGCAACGCTGCCTCATGGCAGGGAACCAACTCGGCAAAACTTATGCGGCGGGCTGTGAAACGGCGATGCACCTTACTGGTTTGTATCCGGAATGGTGGGAAGGCAAGCGCTTCAAAAGGGCAACGCGTGGCTGGGCAGGTTCCAAGAATGCGGAAGTCGCGCGGGACGGTGCGCAGCGTATCCTTCTCGGCCCGGTTAATGCTGTCGGAACGGGAACGATCCCCCGTGACCGGATCGTTGATATCAAGAAGGCGCGCGGGGTGCCGGACGCTATTGAATCAGTTCTTGTTCGTCACTCAAGTGGCGACACGTCACTGCTCGTATTCAAGGGCTATCAGGACGGTCGTGAAGCTTGGCAGGCGGAGACGCTCGATTTCGTATGGTTCGATGAAGAGCCCCCTGAAGACATTTACTCGGAAGGTCTTACGCGTACCAACAATACCAAGGGGATTGCTTACCTTACGTTCACGCCGCTGCTCGGGATGACCTACGTCGTCCTCCGCTTCTGGAACAAGGAAGCGGGAACATGTCTGGTCCAGATGACGATTGACGACGTGGACCACTACACGCAGGCAGAACGGGATCAGATCGTCGCGGCCTACCTACCTCATGAGCGTGAAGCCCGTGCCAATGGCATCCCGTTTCTGGGCTCCGGGAAGGTCTTCGAAACGCCTGAGTCCATGATTCTGGAAAGCCCGCTAGCCGAGATTCCCGATAACTGGAAACAGATCATTGGTTTGGACTTCGGCTGGTCGCACCCTACCGCTGCCGTGCGTCTGGTATATGACGATGAAAACGACGTAGTGCATGTCGTCTCTGCTTATCGGCAATCCCAGCAGACTCCGATCATCCATGCCGCTGCCATCAAGCCGTGGGGAGACTGGATTCCGGTTGCATGGCCCAAGGATGGACTCCAAACCGATAAGGGTTCGGGCCTGCAAATCGCCCATATTTACCGCGATCAAGGGCTTCGCATGTTGTCGGACTTCGCCCAATTCCCCGACAAGCGCGGAATCGGCGTGGAAGCGGGGCTCATGGAGATGGCGCAACGTTTCGACACGGGACGGCTCAAAGTTGACCGCAACCTGAGCCAATGGATCGATGAATACCGCATGTATCACCGTATCGACGGCAAGGTCGTCACGCTCAACGAAGATTTGATGTGTGCAACCCGCTACGGGATCATGATGCTGCGCTATGGTTTGACCCGTGAGATTGGGACTGCTCGCGAAGACAGGTGGGGCAGACATCGTTTTGGCAGTGAAAACACTTGGATGGCAAGCTGAGGAAACTATGAATTTGCAAGAGTATGAACGCATTCAGCCGAATGCCACGGTAGACGGCATTCTTTTCAATCTCCCCAATAGTCACTGCGAGTGGCGAGTCAAGACGATGTACACCAAGGAACCGGATACGGTTGCTTGGATTCGTTCCATGCCTGCCGGAGACATTTTCTTCGATATTGGGGCCAATATTGGCCTATACACGATGCTGGCATGGAAACAGGGGCTCCGGGTAATGGCTTTCGAGCCAGAAGCCCAGAATTTCTCTGTTTTGATTCGGAATCTGGCGATGAACCGCGTTCCGAAAGAACTGGCCGTGGCGTTTCCGCTTTGCATTTCGGACGGCGAAACCATCAATACGCTGCGGCTCTCAGATTTGCGCCCGGGTGGTTCGTGTCATTCCTTTGGTTCAGACATGAACTACAAGCGGCAAGAGAAGCAATGGGCCTACGAACAAGGTTCCGTGGCTTTTTCGCTGGATACGCTGGTATTCGAATGCGGGTTGCCGGTGCCGAACCACATTAAGATCGATGTGGACGGTTTCGAGGACAAGTGCCTGAAAGGTATGAGTCGCGTTCTCGCGCATCCAAGCCTAAAATCGGTGTTGGTGGAAATGGATTCCGCCAACTCAGATCACATGAGGTGGGCTGATGAACTCAAACGAGAATTCGGATTCGGAACCGACGATTCCCAGATTGCCGCCGCCAGACGATCAGAAGGGCCATTTGCGGGTATCGGGAACATTATCTTTACGCGGGAGAGTGTTCCCGTATCAGAGGGCGTGCAGCCATCTCTGGGGTCGGGTGTACATCCGTCCGAAGGCGGGACACTGCCTGAAACAGAGACTCTGTAAAAAGTGCGGCTTTATGCAATATCTCTAGGAGAGGACCATGAACCCGGTGGAACACGCCATCTACAAACTGCGGAACGCTCAAGTCAACGAATATCCGTATGGGCATTTCTTCGTCCATGACGTGTTCCCGAAGGACTTTTATCACGACCTCATCAAAGCCCTTCCGGGGAATGAAGACTATGCCCCCCTGCCGGGGGGCTATAAGCACCGCCAAGCCTTGCAAACGCCGATGGAGATGGTTGCCGGGTTCGATTCGGCCTACTTCGCCTCTCAGGTTCTGACGGTTTTCGGCAAACAATTCTTCGAACGCTATCCCGACCAAAACCGGCCTAAATTCCGTCAGGAAATCCGGTTCATTCGCGACGAAGAAGGCTATGCCATTGGGCCGCATACGGATGCCCCGTGGAAGGTGGTGAGCCTGCTGTTTTATCTGCCGTCCGAATATCACTACGCCGAACACGGAACCAGCATTTACGTTCCTGAAGACCACAAGAAAACGTGTCCCGGTGGGCCGCACTATCCGTTTGAGGGATTCCATGAGGTTTGGCGCGCGCCTTTCGTGCCGAATTCTTGCTTCGGATTTTTCAAGACATCAAATTCTTGGCACGGTGTCGAGAAAATCGAGGGGAAGACTGAAAGAAATGTTATGCTCTTCAACATATTTGAGGAGCCGCAACAAAAATCATGATCGACCGGGAAGAATTTAAGCGCAAAGCCATAGAAAGGCTTCATGAGGCGCGGGAATTTTGCGGGAAATGGCATCAAAAAGCGCGGGATGACTACGCTTTTGTTGCTGGCGACCAATGGAAACCCGTTGATGAGAACCTTTTGCGCCAGCAAAACCGGCCTCATGTGACGTTTAACTACTCGGAAAAGATGATTGACGCCGTGGGCGGCGCGGAAGTCAGTAATCGTCAGGAAGTGGTCTACAAAGCCCGCCAAATGGAGAATGTCCCGCTTGGCGAAGTATGGACGAACGCCGCTCGCTGGGTCCGTGACGAATGCAACGCCGAAGACGAGGAAACGGACGCTTTCCGTGATGCCCTGATTTGCGGAATGGGCTGGATTGAGACCCGGATGGATTATTCGGAAGATAAGGACGGTATGCCGATCCTGAACCGGATTGATCCGCTGGAAATGTTCTGGGACCCGGCTTGCATCAAACCTTCTCTGGCTGACCGCCGCTACGATTTCCATGCCGCGTGGATGGATAACGATCTTATCCGCAAACGTTGGCCGACTGCCATCATCACGTCTTCCGATTGGGATGCTGCTGAAGGCGAGGTTACGCACATTCGGCACGGTTTCCGTTACCAAGATGACCAGAACGCGCCATATCCCGATATGCGGCGCGTGGACCAATCGAAGATTTGGTATTACCAATGCGTAGAGATGGAACCCTATTACCGTGTGGAAACCGGTGGGGGTGAGATTGCGGAACTGGAAGAAGACGATTTCCTGTCCATCAAAAAGGCCGTGGATGCGAACGGCCTCAAGTACGTGCGTTCTTTCCATAAGGTCTATTACCGTGGCTTCTTCGCGGAAGAGACGTTGCTGGAATGGGGTTTGTCGCCGTGTCAGGACGGATTTACGCGGAACTGCATTACTGGCAAGCGTGACCGCAATAAAAACATGTGGTACGGGCTGACGAAGGTGATGAAAGACCCGCAACGCTGGGCAAACAAATGGCTCTCCCAGATCATGTTCATCATCAACACGAATGCCAAGGGCGGTCTTATCGCCGAAACCGGTGCATTCGTTGACCCGCGTAAAGCTCAAGAGGAATGGTCTAGCCCTGATTCCGTGACGCTGCTGAATGAAGGCGGCTTGATGAAGGTCAAGGAAAAGCAGATGTCGTCTTATCCTTCCGGCCTCTCGCAACTCATGGAATTCGCGCTGAATGCGCTGCCGCAAGTCACTGGCATAAATTTGGAAGCGCTTGGTCTTGCTGGCCGCGATCAAGCAAACGTTTTGGAACAGTCCAGAAAACAGGCTGCTTATGGCTTGCTTGCGCCGGTATTCGATTCCCTGCACCGCTATCGCAAGATGCAGGGCCGCATTCTGTTGTGGTTTATCCGGAACTATATTAGTGACGGTCGTCTGGTCAAAATCGTAGGCGTGGGGGAGACGCAGTATCTTCCGCTGACGAAGATTCCTGACGCGGTGAAATTCGACATTATTGTCGATCAGTCCCCAACTGCGCCTGATGTGAAGGAAAGGACGTGGGAAGCGCTGATGCAGATCATCCCGGCGATGATTAAAGCTGGGATGCCTCTGCCTCCTGATTTGCTGACCTATGCGCCGCTGCCGTCTGATTTGATCCAGAAGTGGCAACAATTCATGATTCAGCAACAGCAAAAGCAGCAGATCAATCCGCAAATGGTCCAGCAAATGCAGCAGCAAATGCAGCAGTTGCAGGAACAGAATCAGCAAATGCAACTCCAGCTAAAGGACAAGAGCCAAGAGATTCAACTCAAGGCCGTCCAAAGTCAGATGGAAATGGAATTGCGCAAGCAGGAATTGACATACAAGATGGAAATCATGCGCCAAGAGGCGCAGGTCAAGATGGCGACGAATATCGAAAAAGCTAATCAGGAACTGGCGATGCGCCATGCTGAATCCCAGCACCAGATGCAGGTGAATGAGGCGGATTTGTCGATTCGCGCGGAAACGGCTAAACATCAACAGCAGCAGGAAAAAGATAATGGCTAGTTACAAGAAACTTGCGGAGGAGCGCGCGAGCGAAATCGCCGCGCTCATTGTTTCTCATCAGAAAGAGATGGATTCTCTGCGTTCGCAAATAGCCAATATGGCGGATTTGGATCGGATGTGTGAAGACGTGACGGATGATGAAGCCAAAGCCGTACTCGCCACATTCGCCGAGCGCGCCCAGAATCGCGCGGAACTGGTTCTTTTGATTCGTGTACTTGCAAGGATTACTAATCATGGCTGATTTCGAACAAATCCCCGCCGATATTCAGGAATTCTTTACGACCGGCCAACTGCCGGAATCGTTAGCCTCTCAACAGGCTACGGCTCCCACTTCTACTGTCCAAACTGCCGCTGCACCGGCAGAAGTGGAAGCGCCCAAACCGAGTCCCGCCTCCCCTAGCTCGGTGGAACCGCCGCCTGCCCCTCAACTGCCGGATTTGAGCGTCTACGAGCGTTTGCTGGAAGCGCAGCAAGCCCGGGAAGCTGAACTGCGTCAGCAATTGGAGACGGTGAAAGGCCAAATGGCGAAGTTGATGGCCGTGCCTGCTCCCGATCCGACGACTGACCCGCTTGGTTACCTGAATCATCAGATGAAGACGATTCAGGACCAGATCAATGCGATGCAGAACCAGACGCAGCAACAAACGCAGACGCAGGAGCAGCAAGCGCAAGTGCAGCAGTTTGTTGGAGCCGTGAATAGCCAAATCAACGCCTTCAAGGCGACGAATCCTGATTATGATGCGGCTTATAAGCACGTCATCGATGCCCGGATGCAGGATTATCGCGACATGGGGATGACGGAAAGCCAAGCGCGTCAGACGTTGGGGCAGGAAGAGTCGAATATTGCTCTCCGTGCCATGCAGCAAGGCAAAAACCCGGCAGAAGTCGTCTACAAGATGGCGCAACGGCTGGGTTATAAGGCTCAAGCAGCGAAGCCGACTGATGGGGCAACGAAGCTGGAAACGATCCGGAAGGGTCAGCAAGCATCTGAAACGGTGCAAGCCAGTTCCCGTGGCGAGCCTACTGGCGAAATTTCGATAGAAACTCTCAAAAACGCCTCAGAAGCCGATCTGAACAAGATGGTTGAGAACGATTGGGAAAAGATTTTCGGTAAATCCAAGGGCATTTTCGGGTGAGATAAATGAGCAAGGACGGTTACGTACAAGTCCCGCCCAATGCGGGTGGCGGAAAGATCGATTGCGCCAGCATTTCGGCTGGCGGCAATGTCGTATTCCGTCAGCGTGTCGTTATCGGTGATAACGCGGCTTCCGCCAACTTCGCAAATGTGGTGGGCGGCGCGCTGCAAGTCGGCGGGACTATCGACAAAATCAGTGCCACGGTTGCAGTGAGTGGACAGGTATCGCTTGGTCCCGGCACGTCCAATATTGGAAGCATCAACAACATTTCCGCAACCGTAACAGTTGCTGGATCGCTCACGATTGGGGCTGGATCGGCCAACATCGGAACGATCAACAATATCTCGGCTCCCGTCCAACTCGCGGCGGGTTCCAACAACATCGGAACCATCAACAATATCAGCGCAAACGTGACGGTCGTAAATGCGGCTGGCACTGCAAATATTGGCGCTGTATCGTTGGCGGCTGGCACATCCAATATTGGATTTATTAACAATATCTCGGCTCCCGTGCAGCTTGCTGCCGGGACCAACAATATTGGAAGCATCAACAACATTTCGGCGAACGTCAACGTAGTCTTGCAGGCTGGCGCGAACAATATCGGCACGGTTCAAGCTATTTCCGCACCAGTGACGCTTGCGGCGGGCGGGAATAATATTGGCTTCATCAATAATATTTCCGCTGTTGTTCAGGTTTCCAGAGCTAATACCGGGAAAAACATTAGTGATGTGGCTGCGGTATCACTTGGAACCGCCAGTTCAGTTCTCGTATTGGCGGCTGGAACACGATTTGAGGCGCGTTTCTATAACGCCGGGAGCAATCCCATCGCATTGCAAGCCGGAACCGCAACATTTGCAAGCGCTGCAATCGTATTACAGCCGGGGGATTTGTGGATTGAGGATACGGTTCCGCAGACCAATTGGTATGGCATCGCGCAGACAGGCGCATCTACGGCTACGATACAGGTGGTGACATGAGCCGGATGATTCGTGTTTCTTCGATCAACACCTTAATCAATAATACTGGTGCTGGTTCAGATATTAGTCTGGCAATTGGCAGAACTGCGTATGTTGATGTTTCCGCTGCTACGAGTGCGCAATTAAGTATCGCGACGGGTGATAATCAGGCTTATGCCATTGAAATTATTATGCAGGGCAATACTGGGTCAGCTGGTAATGTAATTCTTGATCCTAATAATACGACGTATTCTAACTTCTTTGTAGGAAACGGCGTTGCTGCTAGTGGCGGCTCAACCGGTGCTTTTTCTGTTTATACTTCCGGGTTTTTGCTCGCTTATGCGCAAGATGTGCGTCATGCCTATGCTCGGGTATCGACAAAAACCATCTCTAAATCCGTTTTGAGCCATGCCGAAGGCATTAATACCACTCCTACCACTTACACAACTGAACTTTCTTCGCATTGGCAGGCGTCGGCGAGTAGTGTGGGCGGCGCGGGCGATACCACTACGGCATGGACTTCCCTTGGTACGGTTACGTTTCCCGTAGCCGCGACGGGGCGCATTCTCATTACCCGTATTGCATGAACTTTGTTAGAATTGGCGAATTACCGATAGGAGGCCGTCATGGCTGCGAAAGTCAACAAGACCGTCAAGATTTCTTTGCGCGACGGTTCGAACGTCAAGAATCAAATGTCGTCCGACAACCCGTGGCACGGCGGCGCAAGCTCGAAAGGCATGGGTCAAGTAGACGGCGTGAAGCGTCGCGGCGGCAAATCACCTGCGACCGGTAGCGGCTACGGCACGGCGAAGGGTGTTGGCGGCGGTACGAAAACCTCTGATTCTGGCAAATCGGGTTCCGATTCGGACGACGCATATTGAGAGCGACATGGTTAATGCGAAAGGTGGAACCGGAACGGATGGCAAAGTCACTGACTCCGGCGGAAACGCTTTCGTCAATAATCCAGCTACTAAGAAAGTGACGAAAAACGGTTCCGATACGAGCTTTCCCGATACGCCTACCGAGATTTTCGGTAAGGATTCCGGGAAGTATGTTTATGCGAAAACCGCGAATGGCGCATGGTATCTGTATTCCGGCAGTTCGTGGATTGTTGCTCCTAACCATCCAAGGGATATGTGATGCCATACGGTAGCGGGAACCGCCCCAAAGGTAGCACTGAGCCAAAGGGCAAGATGACGCCCAATGCGCCGGTCCGGGCAAAGAAATCATCCAAGGTCGGGAAGCCGGGCAAGGATAACGACGGCTCGCGTAACCGTTACCCGAAAGGTCTGCTGTCGGGGAAGAGCCGTGGCTAGATTGACTGCGAAGACACGGGACAAGATTCCGGCCAAGAAGTTCGCCAACCCGAAAGAGCGCCGTTTCCCTTTGGAAGACAAGGCGCATATCCGTGCGGCTGAATCCTACAAGCGTTTTGCTTCTCCTGCCGAGAAGCAGAAGATCGATGCTGCTGCCAAAAAGGCATTCGGCAAGAAGGGCAAGTAATGGCCAAGAAGATGACGCTCCCGCAAGCCGAGCGGAAATACGAGCAATCCAAGGCAGATCGTAAGGCGGATTTGGCGGGTGCCAAGAAGCTGATGCGCCAGACCAACAAGCCGATGCGGAAAGTTTCGGGCCGGGGACGGTAATGCCGCTGGAAAAGGGCAAATCCCGGAAGGCTATCGGGAACAATATCAAGACAGAGGAAGCGGCTGGCAAACCGCGTAAGCAGGCTATTGCTATCGCTTTGAATACAGCGCGCCGTAGCGGTGCGAAGATTGCGGGGCCGAAGCGTAATAAGCCCTAGAAGGGGTGAATCGTGCTACTCGCTTTATGGGCTGGATTTAGCCTTAAGTATTGGAATCCCGGCGCAGTCAACGACGCCGGGAGCGGACAATGGGAATATCTCCCGCAACGGGCAGATTATTGGGAAGCGCGCGAAGGCGTTCTCAAGAACCAAATCCACCAATTCACCCGACGCAAACCGCTTGCGCCGATTATCGTGGGGAAAGCGCTTACGGCTGCTGATCCCGAACTAGATTCGCTGGTGAATACGTATAATTACCTTGCTGCTCGGGTAGAAGTCGCTGAAACTCATCAGGATTACGTGCAGCTTTTGGCAAAGCTAAAGGGGTTGAAGTTTCAAATCCAGTCCAAGCTAAGAACTGCTCAGGAGGCATGATGACGACGCCAGCGCAATATGCATTTTATCCGAGCGATACGCTCAACGCAGTAACGTGCGCGGCGACGAGCGCGGTCCAAGTGGTCAGCATCAATACCAAAGCTATTTGGGGAAGCATCAGAATTTGCGTGGCAGGTACGCAAGAAATCGCATGGGCTTTCGGAAGCGCCTCTCCGACTATCTCTGGTGGTGTGCATATGCTCCCGAATACGGTTGAAGTCTTTGCCCTACCGCCGAATACCTCACAAATCAGCATTATCGCGTCTTCCACGGGCTCAACCGTGTATCTGAATACGGGGAATGGATTATGAGCGTGCGTACATCTTCTGGCATCCAGTGGAGCGGCGGCGGCGTCGGTCTAAAATCGATTGGCATTCTTGCGCAATCTGGCACTCCATCTGGGGTAACGGGAACAAGCGCTGAAACCGCGCTTGCAACTATTACGGTTCCAGCCGGAACACTCGGCCCGCATGGACGCATCGTCATCGAAACTCTTTGGTCGATGACGAATAATGCTGATACCAAAACTGCTTTTATTCGTATCGCGGGTACGGCAATTTTGGGATGGGGCGCAACTACGAGCAGCGTATTCCGTGCAAAAACCGAAATCAGAAATGCTGGTAGCCGAACATCCCAAGTATTCCCGGCAAACGGAACTCCGCTCGCTTACAGCGATGGCCTTAATGGCAGCGCATACGGAACAGCATCGATTGATTTCACTACTGTTCAGACCATTTCAATCAACGGGCAAGTCTCTGTTGTCACGGATACGATAACGCTACTCGGATATACCGTACAGGTGACAAATCCATGATTACGATTCCGGTGGTTGTCGATCCCGTGACAGGCATTATTACCCCTGCGTCTCCGATCCCCGAATATGCCATCGCAGTTCTTTGCGACGGTGTGAATTACACCGTCTACGAGCCGGGCGATATAGTTCCATCAACGATTTAAAATACGCTATAATCCGTACAGCATTCCGCCCGTGATGGGAGGAATAGCCCCTATGCCGTGATGGCCGATACTTTGTTCCCGCGTGAGGGGAATGATTTCCTATCGGAGTTTCAATCATGGCAACAACCGCATTTGCGACTGGGGACAACCTAGCCGTCAAACTGTGGTCGAAGAAGATTGCTGTCGAGGCCCTTAAACAAACTTGGTGTTACAAGTTTATGGGGTCGGATGACAACAGTGTCATCCAAATCTTTGACGACACGCAGAAATCGGCAGGCGACCGCATTCGTATCCCGCTCCGTCGCCTGTTGGCGGCAAACGGTGTCCTCGGCGACCAAACGCTGGAAGGCAACGAAGAACGCATTAACTACTATTCGGATAAACAACACTGTCCCACCCTGCAGTAATGTAGGGTCGCAAACGATGTGAATTCGGTGGAACCCTGACCACGTAAAGGTGAAGGCAATACCGAGCGAAGGCTTGTGGTGTAGTATGAAAGTGGTACACTCCTAATAAATACACCGGGAGTGCATCATGGAATGTAAGGTGTGTAGCAAGTGTGGTATGTCTAAGGCTCTGACGGAATTTCACAAGGGCCGTGGCGAATGCAAGGCTTGTGGGCTGAAGCGTCATAAAGAATGGCGCGACAGACAAGGCGACGAGTTCAGGAAAAAGACGTTAGCCAACCATTACAAATGGAAGGCAACCTTGGATGAACAGGAGCTACAAGAGTTCAAGCAACGCGCCGCCGACAATACCCGCGCCCGCAATCGGTACATCAAAGATGTTGTGTATCAAGCCTACGGCGGATACCGATGTGCATGTTGCGGTGAGACTGAACCGCTTTTCTTGAGTCTGGATCATATCCATAACGACGGATACCAGAAAAGAAAGAGCGGAGATGATGGCTCAGGCGCGACGCTTTGCAACCAGCTTTACATGCAATTTAAAAGGACTGGTATTTGGCGTGATGACATTCAAGTGTTGTGCATGAATTGCCAACACGGGAAAGCCAGAAACGGCGGTATCTGTCCACACAAGCAACGTGTAACGACTATCCCGTAAGGGAGTAGGGCCAAGCGGCCCGAAGTGCATCGGACCCTACGGGGTCATGAGATAGTCTGCTCTGCATGGAAACATGTAGCAGCCGAAAGGCGGGGCCGGGATTAGCGAACCGGCCTGAACACATAGGGATATTTATATCAACCAACTGCGGCATGCAGTTCGGGAAGGTGGTAAGTTCACCCGCCAGTTGGTTCCGTTCGATATCCGCGAACATGCGCGCGCCAGTCTTCAAGACTGGTGGGCGGACCGTATCGACTTCTGGTTCTTCAACCAGATTTGCGGTAATACCGCGCAATCGGACGTTCGCTTTACCGGGCTGCAAAGCACGATTCAGCCGGACACGGATCACCTTGTCATTGCTGGTGGTAGCGCAGGCACGACGACTGTTTCGTCGCTGTCGAACGCTGCGGCAAACGTGATGAACCTGAACCTGATCGACGTGTGTGTCGAAAAGGCGAAGTCGTTGCAAGTGCCGATCCGCCCGATCATGATTAACGGCGAAGAAAAGTACGTCATGTTCCTGCATCACTATCAGGTGACGGACCTGCGTACCAACACCAACACCGGTCAATGGTTCGATATCCAGAAGGCGGCAATGCAAGGCGGTAACGTTACGCAAAACCCGATCTACACTGGCGCTATCGGCGAATACAACGGTGTGATTCTCCACGCTTCCAACCGTGTCCCGCTGGCAAACTCGGCAGGCTCGGCGGTAGCAAATACGCGTATGGCTGCGTTCTGCGGCGCTCAGTCTTGCGCGATGGCCTTTGGCCGTGAAAACGGGCCGGAACGGTTCAATTGGGTCGAAGACTACTTCGATTACGAGAACCAATTCGGTGTTGCTGCTGGCTGCATTGGCGGGCTGAAGAAGCTGGTCTTCAACGGTTCCGACTTTGCGACGATTGCCGTGGCGACTTACGCCGCTGCACATACGTCGAACTAATAGGAGGCTGAAATGGCAACCTATACGGCTACAGCATGCCAAACGAACGCATCGGGGTTCTTCCTTCACCCGCCGAAGTACAACGAGAAGGGTGTGCAGTGCATTACCGCACAATTCACCTTTACCGCTGCGCAATCGGCTGGCGATGTGTTCCAAATGGTTCCTATCGCAAAAGGTGCGGTCATCCATGATGTCTTTGTCAGCACGACCGGTTTTACCGGCGGTCTGGCAACGCTTGGCATCGGCGATGGCAGTTCCACCAAGCGCTTCGGTTCGGCAAGTATTAGCGCGAATGTGTCGGTGCGTCCGAATCAAGCGGCAATTGGCTACAGCTATTCCGTCGATGACACTATCGACCTTTTGATCGATGCGGTTTCTACCGCTACGGCAACCGGTACGATTCGGCTGTCCGTGTTCTTCTCGTTCGATCAGGCGCAAGACGGAAACGCTGGCTCCAACTGATTCAATTTCCTCTGCAAGTGCTTTAGCCCCGTTTCGGCGGGGCTTTTTTACGCCTAGTGATATACTGAAACCTGCAAAATCTGCATATTCGGGAGCGGGAATGGAAGTCCAAATGCACTTGCGGGATGTAGAACATAACAAGCTTCTCGGTATCGACAGCAAACCCAAGCCGAAGAACCGCTTTTACGAAGCCGTGACGTTCGAACAGAACGGCAAGCTGAAAGAGGCTGAATGTATCTACGTGGAAATGATGAACGATCATTTCGGGAATACCGCGCTCATGGCGGCACTCGGGATGAATCTGGCCGTGCAGGAAAAGCATGGCATCGCTTATACGCTACTCTCCGTTGCCTATCATGGGATCGATAAGCTGGAAAGCGACCTTTCCGCGCTCGGGGTAACGATAGATGAGAAACAGGCTGGGGGAAAACAGCGGTTTCTCCGCATGAAGCGATCGGAACTCATGAATGCCATCGGGACGACATGGAAGCATGAGAACAAGATCGACAAGGCGCGCTATTGGTTTGAACGCGCCAAGGAAGCATTTGGCGAGCCGTCTGCGGATATCGAGAACAATCTCGCGACCCTATATATCAACGAAGGGCATCCTGAGCGCTCGATGGAGCATTTGGCAGAAGCGATCAGGATCGACCCGAATCATGCTCAAGCGCGGTGGAATCGCTCCCTTGCTAACCTAGAACTCGGCAATTATGCCGCCGGGTTCGATGAATACAATTGGGGGAAGCGCGCTCATGTGCGCACAAGCCGTGATTATTCCCATGTCCAAATTCCGGAATGGGATGGTTCTCCGGGCAAGACGATTGTGGTCTACGGCGAACAGGGCATCGGCGATGAGATTATGTTCGCGTCCTGCCTGCCTGACCTGATCGCGATGAGCAAGCAAGTCGTGTTCGACTGCCACAAGAAACTTCATCGCCTGTTCTGTAGTTCGTTCCCCAATATAGATATCTACGGCACGCGGGAAGATGGAGAACTGACATGGCCTCTTACGACCGATGGCAAGCCGCGTTATCCGTTTGATGCACGTATTGCGATTGGCGATCTGCCGCGCTTCTTCCGCCGCGATATCAAGGATTTCCCCGGTACGCCGTATATCAAGCCGTCTACGGAAGCCCAATTACGCTGGGCGCAACGGCTAGACGAAGCCTTTGGCCGTGGCGACAAGAAGCCGGTGATTGGCATCAACTGGATCGGCGGTCACAAGAAGACGCGTGTGGAAGTGCGGAGTCTGAGACTGGAACAGTTGCTTCCGATTCTGAAGCAGGACGCCCATTTCGTCTCCCTACAATACACCCCTTGCGAAGACGAGATTTTCCAATTCGAGCAAAAACATGGCATCCAGATTCACCACTGGCCAGAAGCTGCATATAACGAGCATTATGACGAAACCGGCGGACTTGTCGCTAACCTCGATCTCGTCATTACGTGTTGTTCCAGCGTGGTGCATTTGGCAGGCTCATGCGGTATTCCTTGCTGGGTTGCCACTCCGTCTCGCCCAGCGTGGCGATACCGTCTTGATCTCGATTACATGCCTTGGTACGGGAAAACCGTAACCCTGTTCCGGCAAGCGCCAGACACCGTGGAATGGGAACCGGTAGTCAACGAAATCGCCGCATCCTTGGCGGAAATGTTGGAGTAAATCATGAAATGGCTGCTGTCCCTTCTCCTTCTCGCCGCGTGCGCCTCTGTACCGCCCCAACAGACGGCACGAAAATCGGTAATGGTTGTGCAGACGGATACGGGACACGGCTCTGGTGTCGTCATCAACGACAAGTGCGCGCTAACGGCGGCGCACGTCGTGAATGGTGCAAAGGAATTGGTATTGATCGGAAACGATACGAAACCGCATGTTGCAGCAATTGCGGCGGTGGATACCGAGAAGGATATCGGCGTGGTGTGTGCTGCAAAATCCCTTAACGCGCCGCCCGTGCAAATGGTTGACAAGATGCCGCCAGATTGGACGCCGGTATTTACCATCGGTTTCCCGCTGGATAAGGAATGGATTCTGACGGAAGGGCTGTATCAGGAGGATGCGACTACGACGACGCCGGTTGCACCCGGCAATAGCGGCGGTGGCGTGTTCACAAAAGACGGCAAATACGTGGGGTTTATCGATGCCTTGTCTCTCTATCAGTCTCCTCTTGGCGTCTTGGACTTCCCTCATCTGGCGTCAATCGTTCCTGTTACTGACATTCGGACCTTTCTGGATGCCAACCACATTACCTACAGAGGATAAAGATGCGTTTCACCCCCCAGTACGCAGCACTGCAACAAGACTTGCATAGCCGTGGTAACTACGGCATTTCCGGGCACAAGCATGCGGACCATATCCGCCAACTTTGCGAGAAGCTGCAAACGCGTGATGTGCTTGACTACGGCGCGGGGCAATGCACGCTTGCGAAAGCACTCCCATTTGCGATCACGAACTACGATCCGTTCATCATGGGCTTGGAGCAAGAGCCGTGTCCGCACGATATTGTTGTGTGTTCGGATGTGCTGGAGCACATCGAGCCAGATTGTCTAGATGACGTTCTGGCGCATTTGCACAATTTGACCCTTAAAACCCTATTTGTGGATGTGGCGACCCGACCGGCGAACAAGGTACTAGCAGACGGTCGGAATGCTCATCTTATCCAATGGCGTCCAGAAGTATGGCTTTCACGCACAAGCAAATGGTTCGACGTGCAATCCTTGCACAACTACGGCGGGGGCTTTATCGCAATTCTGACGCCTCGGGAGGCCGTATGACGCCCCTGAAGATTGCCATTGGTTATGATCCCCGCGAAGCCGTCGCCTATCACGTCCTATGCCATTCAATTATGTCTCGGGCCTCTGGTCCGGTCCAATTCCTGCCGATCAATCTATCGACATTGAAAGGGATTTACGCTCGCCCGCGCGACTCCCGGCAATCGACGGACTTTACCTTCGCCCGATTCCTTACTCCCTATCTTGCTGGGCGGGAAATTTCAATATTCCTAGACTCGGACATGCTCTGTTTATGCGACATCTACGAGTTAGCGCAGAAAGCGCGCGAAGATCGTTTCTCAGATGTTTTGGTCGTAAAGCACGAGTACACACCCAAAACGACGGGCAAGTTTCTGGGGAACCAGCAAACCGTCTACCCGATGAAAAACTGGTCAAGCGTGATGGTATTCAACGGACATCGGATGCCGGTGCAAAGGCTGACGCCGGAATACGTCAACAAAGCAAGCCCGATGGACCTACACCAGTTCAAATGGGCGGACGCCGTAGGAACGCTTCCCCCGGAATATAATCATTTGGTGGGAGAATACGAACCGAACAGAAATGCTAAAATCGTGCATTATACGCTCGGCTCACCCTGTTTCCGCTCCTACCAGAACTGCGAATACGCACCGGAATGGTTTGAGGAATTGGGAAGGATGACGCACTGCGACGACCCTATTCTGGAGTTATACGGTGCCAACCTATCTCAGCATCCAGCAAAATGTAGCGGATATCCTGAACCGCACGGATTATACGACCCAGATCAAGCTGGGGATCATCGCGACAATCCGGGCGTATGAAAAGCAGCGCTTCTGGTTCAATGAAACGGTAACGGCGCTGACCTGCATTCCTAACTCGGAACTGCTGGCAGTGCCTGCCGATCACCTCCTGACGGATCGGATGGAGATTGTGATTCAGTCGGCGGATGTGCCGATGATCAACGTCCCATTCTCAGAAGTCCGCTATATCAACATCAACGAATCTCTGGGCCTGCCGATCCGGTGGTGCCAGTACGGCGTGAATTTCCATTTGGCGAACGTGCCGGATTCCGCCTATACGATCCTCTGCTATTACCTCCAGAAGCTTCCGGAACTGTCTGCCGATACCGATACGAATGACTGGTTGTCGGTTGCGGAAGACATGGTGATGTACGGCGCAGCGAAGTTTGTGGCGAAGACGTATATCAAGGATATGCAGGCGGGTGCCGTATTCTCTGCCATGCAGAAATCCTATGCAGACGAGCAGCTTTACAAGCTGCGCGATCAGAAATTCCAAGTACGCCTCCGTCAGACGAGGTTCTAAATGTTCATTCCCGTGGCCGAATGGCTTCCTGACCAACCTTCATACAATAATCCGGGCGCCAACCGCGCATTCAACGTCATTCCCGGTGGGGCATGGTATGAACCTATGCCGTCGCTGCAAATAAAGGCGACCGGGCCTACGGGGCGCATGCTGAACCTTATCAATGCACGGGACAATGCCAACAATAATTACACCTATTGCGGCGATATTTCGGCATTGTATGTGCAGAACGCGGGATCGCTAACAGCCGTCACAAACCTTTCGGCTGCCTATGCTGTCGCTTCTAATGACTGTTGGGAATTCGTGCAATGGGGACAGACGGTCATCGCCACAAACGGGACCGACCCCATGCAGACGATTTCGCTGGGTGCAGCCAACTTTATCGATCTGGGTGGCGCGCCGCCGAAAGCGCGCCACATCGCAGTTATCCAGAACTTTGTTGTGACCGGGAACATTTCTGACTCGGCGACGAACGTGCAACGCGTGCGGTGGTCCGCGCTCAACAACGCAGGTTCGTGGACACCTGACCCTACCACGCTGGCGGACTTTCAGGATTTGACGGGTGATGGTGGCTGGATTCAGAAAATCGTGGGCGGCGAGCAAGGCGGCTATATCTTTCAGGAACGCGCCATCTACCAGATGAACTTTGTTGGTTCTCCGCTGATTTTCCAGTTCAACAAAATCCAGTACAACATCGGCGCTTATGCCCCGCAAGGCGTCGTCAACTACGAAAACATGGTGTATTTCCTGTCTGCTGACGGCTTCTACAAATTCGACGGCACGAACGTTACGCCCATCGGGCGAAGCAAGGTTGACAACACCTTCTTTGCGGACTTGGATACCATGCATACAAACAATATCCGCGCCGCCGTATGGCCCCAACACAAGATTGTGTGCTGGGCTTATCCGGGCCAAGGCAATAACAACGGCAAGCCCAATCACATCATGATTTATTCATGGGCTTATGACCGTTGGAGTCGTATCGATATCCCGACTACGCTGGATTCCGGCGCGGTTGAATGCCTTGGATTATCTGCGGCGCAGGGTGTAACGCTGGAAGGATTGGATGCCTATTGCGGTAGCAATATCGATGCGCTCGTTATCTCGCTGGATGACCGCTCATGGACGGGCGGCGAACTGATTTTCACTGTTTTCGTAAATGGTTCCCTGTATTATTGCACTGGACCCTCCATGTCGGCGGATATCGAAACCACGGAAATGAATCCGATGCAGAATCTTTACCAAATCCAAATGAATCAGACGATGGATAACGTAAAGAATCTCTGCCAAGTGAATGAGACGTATCCGATTATCGAAGGCGTGAGTGCGGGTGCGGTGAGTGTAGAGATTGCCAGCCGTCGCCAGATCAGCGACCCGGTAAGTTATGGCGCTGCCATTTCTCCTAACTCGGCTGGCTTCTGCCAGTCCCGTGTGACCAACCGGTTTTTCCGTTTCCGTATCCAGACAAACGGGCAAGACTACGACTTCCTGCAAGGCGTAGATATCAATTTCGTTCCGGCTGGAACGCGGTAGGAGTAGAAAATGGCACTCAGGGACTGGTCTACGATTCCCGGTAGCAATGCGAACGTCGGCTCTATCAATTGGGCGGAAGGGCAAGCCCCGTCCACCATTAACGATAGTGCCCGCCAAATGATGGCGGACGTAGCCGATTGGACGAAGAACGGTCCCGAATGGTATCCGCGCGATTCCGCGACCTATGCGAGCGCGACGACCTTCACGGTGCCGGGCGATCAGACATTGGCCTATACCGCTGGGCGGCGCGTATGGGCAATGGTAATGGCCGGAAACGTTTACGGTTCCGTAGTATCTGCAACATTCGGCACGACTACGACTGTGACTATTCTTCCGGATTCTGGGTCGCTGGATTCCGGTCTGTCATCTGTCCGTATTGGACCGCAGACTACGAATACCTCGTTTCCGACTGGAACGAATGCTAATTTCAACGTCTTGACGGCGGCTTCTCTATCTGTCAGTGGCGGTGCGACCTTGGCAACGCTGGCGGCGACGACTGCCACTATCATCATCGCAAACGTTGGTTCTCTATCTGTCAGTGGCGGTGCTGTTGTTTCTACTTTGGGTGCCGGA